ATATTGGTTAAAGCGGATAATGCCGTGTTTAGCGTGTTGAAGAATGTTTGTATCGCACCAGTTGACAGCGTGACGTCGAGAAACTTAGTAAATGTAACTAAGAAGTTTGCAAACGCAGGTGCACTTGCGTTTAGCTGAGTAAGAAGACTTCCAAATGAAGGAGCTGCCTGCTTAATTGTGTCCCAGAATAACTTTACGTTGGGATCAGCTCCTGCCTTCATAATCTCCTTGATGAAGGCTCCGATTGACTGTAAAATTGCTATGGAGTTTGTCGCGACGTTCTTTAGGTAATCTGAAAGCTTTGCTTGACCTTCTACGGTGGAGTAGAACTGTTCAAACGCGCCTGTGGTGTCCTTTAGCCACTTTAGGAAGAGGTACCCGCCTCCTCCTTCAGTAAAGTTTGCTCGAACTATAAGCGCAAGACCACTAAATATGTTACCAAAGATCTCACCCCACGATGCGGCAATGTCACCGGTCTTCTTAAAGAACCTATCAAGCTCGCCGCTGGCTTGCTTTAGGTCAAGAAACTTAGCAAGTTCTCCAGTTTTTGCAGTAAGAAAATCTACAAATCTTCTTGTTTGCGTGTCCGCTCCAACTATAAGTGAAAGAATTGCATCGTAGACATTTGCAAATATACTTCCAAATCTTAAAACAACATACTCGGACTGTCTAAATACAGCGGTTAGATCTAGCTTATTTTCAAGATCAACTATTGAGTCAACTATCGTGTTAAACGCATCTGCAACGCTTGTGGCAAGATCTCTAAATAAAGGAGTTAGTGCTGGAAATAACTCGTCCTTTAGTCTTCTTAATCCAGCCTCAAGACCAGGAAAAAGACCAGCCGCGGCTGCATCACGTAAGGTTTTAAGCGCAGGTACAAATTCATTTACTATAAATCTTACAAATGTTTGAGCTTCCTTTGACAGATTCTTTAAGGCATCTGCAAACTGATCAGCTCCCGCTGCGCCTGATCCAGCATCTGCAGCTTCCTGCGATGCACGTAGGGCGTCTCTTTCAGCGCGTGCCTTTGCCTTTGCAGCCTGTTGTACGTTATCAAATGCACTTTGCGCAGTATCAGTCGCTGATATAAGACGTAGTAGTCCTTCGTCTTGAACGTCTGGAAATGTTGCCTTTGCAACCTTAAGGAGTTCCTGGCTTACGCCCTTGCTCTTGTCAACAAGATCAACCTGTTGTTGCTGAAGATCTTTATTTCTATCTTTTGCTCTTCTATAGTTTAACTCTGCCTCTGCAAACGCAAGCTGAGCTTCGCGTCGTGCGCGTGTATTTGGTGCAAGATCCTGTGTGCGTGAAAGTGTTTCACGAGCTCTTTCTAGTTCAAGCGCGGCTTTCTTCTCGGATATTGCAGCATCCTCTGCATCAAATCCAAGTTGCTGTAGCTCCTCACGACCGTCCTTAAATGCCTTATTTAAGTCTTCTTGAGCTCTTGTTAGAGTGTCATTAGCATCTGCTAGTGATTCCTGTGCAGCCTCGAGACGTCGTGTTGCAGCGATCTTTGCATTTGCATCTGCCTTAGACCCTGCGGTAGACTGTTTTAGCCCAGCCGATATTGCATTTCCTACTCCAGAAAACGCAGCGGCCGTTACTGCCGCTGCAAGTCCTAAGGAGGTGAATATGCCAACTAAGGAGATTAGCGCAGGGGTAGCTCCAAGTGCTGCTGCACCAAGAGAAATAAGACCTCCTGCTAACGCGCCAATTCCAGACACAAGTGTAGAAAGTATCGGTCCTAACGTGTATCCAGTTCTAATTAGACTTTGGAATTGTCGTCTTGCAACTAGAGCACTTGCGGCAAACTCTGAAAAAGATCTTGTTATATTTCTTCCCATGCCTGACGAGAAACCATCTGAGAAAGACTGTCCAATGCGACGACCATCTCTATCAAGATTTATGTTACTTGCTGCACGGCGAACTTCATCTTCAAAGCCTGTTGTTATAGCGCGAACAACTACGTATGCATCACCTACTATTGCCATATACTCACCTCCTTTCTTTTAATTTTCATCTTTACTTCGTAAGCGGCCCGTCTAGCATCGAGCCAAAAGGCTGACTTGACTTAGCATTGACAGGCGTTGCAGGAATAAAAGGTTTAACCTCTTTGTTCTTTTGAAGTGGATCAAATGGAACAAGTTCTTCATCCTCGTGTAACTCCTCCATTGCATCAAAATCTCTTGTAATAACTCCAGACGCATTAGACGAAGAACTCGCAACTGCGTACGCGTAGTCAGACTCGTAGAATTGACTATAGATTTGTTGACGAGAGCGGTCACGCCCTTCAGCCTGCTCTGCAGACGAATAGAACATGTCCTCCTCAAAGAAATAGTGAATGACATCTAACATGTCTCTTGCATCCATTTCCGCGAGTCTAAGTCCATGAACTATTGCCTTTCCATTAACATAGGGCCAGAGGTCTACGCACCATTGGAGGAGACTTCTAGCCCCTCGGTGGGGCGCGCTGTGTATACCTCGACTAACCATGAGCTGATCTGCCCGAGCATATCAACTGAGACAATCTTGTCTGGGTCTGTAACAAGTGCGTCAAACCTAGTGTAGCTTTCCTCAACAAGAACATTCTTGAAGAAGTCACTTATTGTTTTTGCTGCGTCTGCTGGATTATCTCCGCCAGAGCGAGCAACTAGGTCAAGCAGCAGTTTACCTTGCAGCTCAGGTCGACAGTTAAATGTCTCACCGTGAAGTGCAAAGGTGACTGGCTCTTTTTCACCAACACCTGTTCCAGAACCGAAGTCCTTGAACTTTGCCATATCTTTCTTCCTCCGTATTACGTTAGTGTCTTTATTAAGACGGTTGTCTTAATTCTCTTATCTTATCAAATAAAGGTTGTCCGTTAGATACTTATTAGGCCTAGTTCCAGGATGTCTTACTACGCGAGTATAGACGATTCTTCCCCTTGACGAGAAGCGCAATGTTTCAGCTCTTCTTGGAACTATAATGTGCGGACGCGAACCTTCATGATGTATTAGCGCATAGTTTAACGGTGACCCAATTTTTACCTGTTGCCCAGGCCCTCTGCGACTGTGCTCCATATGAAGTGATGCCTTTAACTTACCAGTTTTTACACCTACCTGAGCGCGAGCAGCCAAAAGAACGCGAAGGCCACGTCCATAAAGGTATCTTCCAACTGGACCAGTTGGGCTGTTTAGAAACTTATCTAAAACAGGACGACGAAATACGATCTTGCTAAACGACATGGTAATACGTGTTCTATTTCTTGAAAGACCTCCAAATGAAAGTCTAAAGTCCCTTGGAGTTGGCTGTCTTCTTCGTGCTCTGCGTGCTATGCGCTGCCCGAAGTAGATTATAGGACTGTCGTTAACTATTCCAAATAAAGGCATTTTATGGTACCGCTATCGTAAGTTGCATCGCGGTTGTTTGAAATCCACCGTCAAATCCGCTTGAGTCAGCAGTTGCAATTACACCAAGTCCGAAGTCTCCCTCTTCTTCCTTCCATTGGTCAAGCTTATTTATAAGTTCCATAAACATCCATGCGTCAACTGCCGCTATCTCTGAAGCTTCCTGTATCTTCTCTCCAGTTGGTGGACGACCATTTTGCCCAACTACAGGAATCTCTCTTGAGATTGATATTGTTAAAACTGCAGAGCGTGGAACCGAGCATCTTTGAGGCTCGCTTGCCTCGTCTCCAGGACGGCCAAGATACACTTGAATAAACGATACAACGACCTGTTCACAGTCAATTGCAGGTTCACCCATGGTCCAAAATCGTCTTGATGGTAGCGGAACGTTGTAGTCCTCATACACCTCTACAACCTTTTCAAGAACCTTATCTAAAAGTGTCTTAAGGTTAAGTGCTCTAGAGTCTACCGTCGATACGTCTATTAGTCGTGACATTTTATTCTCCCAATGTGTATGTTGGAATTACTTCCCTACCAAGACGAAGTGCTAGGTTACCTGAGGCAATATATACAGTTTCAATCTCGCCTTCATTAAGTGGATCAGGACGTGACGCATATAGGTCCCAAGTTCCAGGATCCACAAAGCCAATGTATGCATACGCATCATTATATGAAACTGTTAAGGTAATTGAGTCGCGTGTCTCGTTAGTTACGGTGGCAGTGCCTGTATCTGCTCCATAGGCTACGTCACTGTATCCTTGACGTGCATAAGTAAACGCGGTAGACGAAGGAACGTCAACTATGTAGTAGTCTCCGTTAAACGTCGAGTTAATTCCTGCTATACTTACAAAGTCACCTTCAACAAATCCGTGGGCCACGCTTGTTGTTATGGTAACTATACCGTCTGTAAGTTGCTTGTAGGTTATATTTCTTGTAACGTCCGTAACGATCGGATCATTTAGCTGAACGGATCCAGATGATAGTTCCTTAGATTTAGTTCCAGTGTAGTTTGCTATCTTAAGTGTTGGAACCCACGTATCATCACTGGCTAAAAATCCTGCGTTGATGTAGTCAAGATTTACGTCAAGAGCTCCACCTTCTGATCCCGTTACATACATATCAAGAACACTTTGTCCAAGTGGCAATGGTTTTGGAATGGTACGACGAGCGCGTGGAACGTCTGGTGAAAATACACGTGACTTTGCACGTGCCTTATCTGGATTTACAGACTTGAGGAAAAGATCAACTACGTAAAGACCAGTTCTCATCTCCTCAACAAAGTCCTGGTTATCTAATATTGTGTAGTTAACCCCTTGTCGTGACACTGATGTTACGCGCTGTGGCAACATGCAGTCATCGTCACCAGACCAAAGCTTTATAAACTCCTTGGCTAAAACACGGGCTGCGGCTTTTCCTGTAGCAGGAGGTGGAGCACCATATGAATACGTTACCTCGATATTGCATGGAGCCCAGGCTGTTCCAGCCTTAGCCTGCAGCGTTGAGTGATCTACAAGGTAATAATTTGCAGGATCAACTATCTTGCCTGCACGGTCACGTACGGAGTGAATACGAATAACTGGTCTTCCACGAAGACGTAGTCTTGTCGAGGGTGACATACCATCAGTTGTTATCTCTGCGTAGTCATCAAATTCATCAAAAGGAATGTTATATACGTCTCCACCAACAAGCTCAGGTGTATAGTTGCGAGAAGATGCTCCAAGACGATATGCACGAGACGCGCATACGTATCTCTCTGTTACAGTTGTTATACCGCTAAACTTACGGCCAGACATGGCCCAAAGAAGTTGAGATGCGACCTTGACGGCGTCATATGCGTATTCATCGTCAGCATATTCGTCGAGCTCGTCGACTGTGACCCAAAGGTTTGCCACTCGTTATCCCGTCTACTCGTCTCTTTTATGAAGAGGAGCGACATGCCTGTGTAGGTGGTTACACATTGGCATGTCGCTCTCTTATTCTTACTAGGAGGTTGGATCCTCTGTTGACGCGATGATAAAGTCAGTCGCGTTATCAGCATTGTAGTTCTCGTTACCAGGTACGTTATACGCAGTGGTTGAGCCCTGTGAGCTAAAGTCGGTTACCGCACGACCGTTGGCAGCAACATCAGCAGTTCCAGAATCCGCGGTGGATGCAATGGTGCCGCTTGTTGAGGTTGTGTAGGTAAACGTTGTTGTTGTTGGAACAGTCGCAATGGTGTATGTACCATTTAGAGCTGAAGTTGTAAGACCTGCTACGACAACTTCATCTCCTGCCTCAAAGTTATGAGCTGCTGAGGTGGTAAGTGTAGCTGTTGAGCTTGAACGAGCAACGTTATTCACTGTAGCAGCAAGATCTCCGTGCCATGTATAGAAGCCCTTCTTGCCAGTTGGTGCCCATGTTGCGCGAGCATATGAGTATGGGCGCTCTGTAGCAGTTGGGAACTCCCAACGCTCATCTAGACCGTCTGAGAAGCTTGAGTTTCCAAGGCCGTAACCTTCAAACGTTGTTGCAAGCATTCCGTTTTCAATTACGCGGTCACCGCTTTGGCGAAGACGTGCGTATGGGAATACCCAGTGGAAGTATGGACGGCTTGCAGCCTTCTTGCCATCAATGATAGCAAATGACCAGGTCTCAATTGCAACACCGTTACCGGCAGGATCATCACCAGATGCTGGAGATGCCCAACCAATTGACTTGCGGTCTGGTGAAGCATAGGTTCCGTAGTTCTTGCGAAGCAAGAGACCACCAGAGAGAAGCTGGGTAAGTTCTGGATCTGGTTCGCAGATCGCAAGCTCCATTGTGATACGCTTTAACGTATCTGGTGCTTTGTAAGTCACACAGACTGTTCCGTCTGCGGACTTTTCTGTCATTTCATCGCCTTCTTCGTATTCAGGTGTGAACGAGAGGCGTAGGAATCCCGATGTGGTGTAGCTATCGCCCGCGCCGTTCAGGAGATTTCCAGATGCATCAAGTCGAGTTACTCGAATTGACACACCCTGAATACTCGCGGCGTATTCTTGAGTTGCCATTTTGCTTGTTTCTCCTTGTTTGTTTCGGCGGCTAGGGGTTATTCTATGCCGTTAGATCAACTCTGACTGCGAGGTGCATAGTTGTATCAAAGTAAACCGCCGCTGGGCGAATTGCCTTAATACGTAGACTATTTGCATTTCCCGACACGTCATAGCCTTGTGCTAGATTGTCATTTACGACATCAATATCACCAATATATGTCTTGATGGTACCAGTGCCGTACATCCATTTGTTACCTGCTGACGCGGTGGCGCCAGTTTGTCCATCAGGTCCATTTCCAGAGTATCCTGAACCAACTACGATCTTTGTTCCGGTTATTGTCTGAAGGTGACCTAATTCCTCGTTGTGGAAAATCATATAACTTGCAGCAAGAAGACCTGCCGCATCTTTTGTCATGTGAATTATTCCGTTTTCACCGCAAGGTGATACGCCAGCCATTGTAAAATCTAGTAGTGCAAGAGCACG